CGCGAGACTTAATCCACCTCGCACTCCAGCAGCTGCTCCCGAAAGGCACGCACACTGAGTTAAGAAGAGAAATCTTGACAGTCGGAACCATGTCCAAGCATGGAACCAAGACAGCCATTTGCTGTAGCACCGCCTGCCTTGCCGTCATAATACCTATCTTATGGCGTCGCAAGTCGAAGGCGACGGGGGTCCTGGAACGCTTAGTTTCACGATACCTCAGTGCACAAGCTGAACGACCGGCCTTCAGGCCGGAAGTACAGCGGTCCCAGTTCAACGCCCTGGATTTAATCCAGGCCCGCATTACCGCCGAGCACACGCACGGCGTTAGTGCGGCGTCGCGAACCTCTGCACGCAACTTCTGCGTTCGGTTCGCCGCGGCCATTGGACTCCGACCCTTCTTCTTCCAGACCTCGCGTTCCAATCAACGCCGAGGTTTTGAAGGTTCCAGAACCCACTTCTGGGACAAGGACTTTAATGCCGATCATGTGTCCGTCGCACCCACGAGCGACCACATGGTTGCGATGATCGACGTGGACTACTACGTCGACATGCACAGCGCCTTGGCTGACAACTTTCAGCCAACCATCCTGTATTCATTCCAACCTGATGCAGCCGCTGCTTCACGCGCGGACTACTCATACACGTTTTCAACTGACCAAACGGTTGATTATGTGGTGAGTGGTGGTGGGCGCTATCGGCATACACTGTGGTCATACGGTGTGGACAGCCTTCGGGTGTCGAAAACTATTTTCGGCATACCTTACAAGACTGCTACCTACCTGGTTGACAGGCGCAAGGTCTCTGCAGACCATTACCTCATCAACCTGACCCCCGTGGCTCGCTGGGCCGGCACCAACGCCATGCTCAGCATGCTTGTCAGCAACACCCCGCTCACCCGCTTTGAGCCCGTCGATGGTAAGTTCACCCGATTGTACATACAAGGGAAGAACGACCTCCAAGTATCGACGGCCATTGCGGGGACACACGCGTGTGGGACCATTCCCGCGTGCGTTGATGACGCTATCGCCACCCTGGCGGAGTTTCAGTCCATCAAGTTGACCCAGTCAGCTGTGTTGAGCATGATCCCTGACGGCGACATTGTCCAACGGCGTGTAGCTAGCACGCCGCTTCTGGCATACCATCTGACGCAATCTTTGCGCCCCGCGCGCGCGTACGTGTTTCCTGTCGAGGAAGCCGTGCGCATGTATCAGAAGGTGTCCGACGTCCAAGACCTGGACGCTAAACCGACGCTCACCGCCTTCATGTCCCCTATCATCCACGGGGCATTCGCGCCATCCGACACTCTCGCTAACGAGCAGTGGTGCATCAAGACTCGGGTCACCGACCTTAAGTCTGCACCGCTGAAGCTCTCAGCGTATGTCGACGAATGCATGAGGGAGTTTGCGCAGATGCTCGTACCTGACGCACACACACTCGACCCCTGCGATCTGAGCCGTGTGTACGAAAAACAGAGCCGACCAACGCAGCGACGCATTCTCGAGGCATCAGAACTCGAGACGCCACGCCGCAAGTTCAAATGCTTTAGCAAGCGCGAGGCTAACTCCAACTGCAAGGACCCTCGGAACAT